GCTTGCAAGTGTTCGAGTCCTCGATTACCGATGGCTCGACGGATCTGACCTCGGGTGACTGGTCGGCCTTCTTCTCTACCCAGTTTGCCAGCCGTGCGTTGTCAGGCTGGCCGACGGGCAGCTATGAAGATTTGACCTTCAACGAGTCGGGGCGCGACTACATCAAGAATCGCTCGACGGGTTACGCCAAGTTCGCGATTCGCCACAGCCGGGAAAGTGGCGTTACGATTCCCAGCAATACCTCGATTGCACTGCTCTACTCGGCTGACCAGAGCGGCACGTCGTTTGACCCCAAGCTGGTGATCACGTATTCGTTGGGCATTCTGCCGACGGGCATTGCCTCAACGGTCGGCATTGGCTCACCAACGATCGTGGCCCACCCTCCCCCGGTTGTGCCGACTGGCATTGCCTCGACGCTGGCTTTCGGGTCGCCGATTGTCAGCTCTGGCGCGGCTCTGGTCTATCCGACGAGTATTACCTCGACGACGACGGTTGGCACGCCACAAGTCCCGGTGATCATGGCGGCGGGGATCGCGTCAACAAGCGCGGTCGGATCGCCACGCATCCCGATCATTCAGACGCCAGGTATTGCTTCAACGGTCACGTTTGGTGATCCCGCGATTGCGAATGGCGCAATTCTTCGCGTAGAGTCTGGGATTGCTTCAACAAGCGCGGTCGGCAGTCCGGCACTCCTGCGCAGCCTGCGTGAGATCTACGTTCCGTCGATCCAATCCACACGTGGCATCGGCAAACCCACCATTGCGCTGATCTATCCGGCCAGCGTGTATATCTCGCGGCTGATTGATGAGCCGATCCAATACCAGTCCACGCTGTACGAGTTTGAGGACGGGTCGGTTGATGTGAACGTCCAGCCGTGCGGAATCCGTCGGTGGTCGCTTCAGTATGAGGGGTTGTCGGCGGCGGAGGCCCAAACCTTGCTCAACTTCTACAATGCCGTGCGGGGCAAAAGCGTCACGTTCAATTTCTACCATCGGCGTGATAATGTCACCTATACCGGGGTGCGGCTGGTGTCGATGTCGTTTGACAGCCGGTCGCGAGCTTGGGTCAACGGGGCGACGGTAGTACTTGAGAGGTTGGCATAATGGCGATTGAGCGTCCGGGGTGGTACAGTCTGGCAAACGTCACGATCAGCGGCAGCACGGTGACGGCCAATAATGGCGGCGTGGATTCGTGCTTTGCGAATTCCGGCGGTGCGCCAGATGCCGGGGCGGCTGCGTTTAATCAGTACCTGAGCAACAATGAGAACTGGGAGTTTCGCGTTCAGCTCTCTGGCCGCAATCCGAACGGGAGAGCGTTTATCGGCCTGACGATGGTTGAGACGCTCAACTACACGCAATGGGCGCACTGCTTGCACGTTTCGACCGAGACTTTGACCAACGTCGTTCCGCCACACCCGGCCAACACGGTTTATGTCTATGAGGGCAGTTCGACGGCCAAGGCGTGGGCTGACGGCATCTGGACAAACGACGGGCAGGTGATCAGGATCCAGAATCTGGGCGGCGTGGTGCGCTATTTCGTTGACTGTACGCTGATCTATCGAAGCCTGATTGCGCCGGTCGATGGCCTCCAGCCGATCATCGGGTTTGCCTGCCACAATATGCAGATCATCAACCCTGAGATCGTGACAGGGCCAGCGGTGGGGGTGGGGAGCGGTGCCATCGCCGAGGGGCCGTCATTTGGTACGGGCTGCGCGGCAACGTGGACGATTCCGACACCGACGGCACTACCGCAGCCACCGACGGCAGGCGCACCGATCGCCACGCGATTTCAGGAGGTTGTCAGCCAGTGGAATGAGTATTCGGCCAACTATGCCGACGGCTCATCGGAAAGCGACACGAGACAAACGGCGCAGGTCAGAATGTTTGAGGTGGAATGGGACGGCCTGAGCGTGGCCGAGGCTGCGCTCCTCGATGCCCACTATGACTCGACCTCGGGTGGCCTGACGTTCAGCGTCACCAATCCCCACACCGACGAGGTGATTACGGGTTGTCGATATGGCTCCTACACGTTGAGTCCTCACACTCGTTACTGGTCACAAAATCGACGAGCCACGATCGTCAAATATCCGGCGTAAGTTATGCAAAACGTATCGACTCCGCTTTATCAAATCCTCACCGCGTCACAGCGCGACCTGGCGCCGGTCGACCTGTTCGAGTTTTATCCGCCTGGCACTACCGATCTGATCCCCGGCAATGCTGAACGGCGATTCGCGGCTTCGTCGCTGGTCTGGTATGGCTGGGAGTATGAGCAGCAGGCCATCAGCCGGGGCGATGTGTCGCGATATATGACCGAGAAATTCAATTCGGTCAATATCACCTTGAGCAACGTCGATCGCACGGTTTCTGACTGGTTGTCCTCGATCACGCTGGAAGGGTATCGCGTGGTCATTCGGATGGTGAGTCGGTCGCTGTCAGACGATTCGGTGGTGCTGTTTGTCGGCAGGTGCGAGAAGCCGGGAGATATCGAGAACGCGCAGATTACGCTGACGGCCAAGCAGGACTTGGGAACGATTGAGAACGAGATTCCGTTCAGCAAGTTTGACCTTAAATGTCCCTTGAAATTCAAGGGGGCCGAATGCCTTGCCGGTCAGACGTTGACCGAGAAAACGGCCACCTATCAGGAAGCCAGCGTCTGCAATAAATCGTGGTCGCAGTGCTTTGAGTACGGCAATCACAAGGCCTTCCAGGGCTTCAGGTATCGTGCGGTCATAGGCTCGTTCAAGGTCAATTCCCGACCCTCGGGGATGATGGCGATGTTGGGCAGTCGCCGCGCGACGAAGCAGTGGTCAAGCTCTGACAATATTCCCATTGGCCAGTCTGTACCGATGGGCCTCGGTCGGACACAGATCGACCTGACGCCAATTCTGTACGCTGACACCGGTGAATATCTCTACGGGCATTTTATCGCCGGTGAAGGGCCGGTCAGCGAGGCCAGTCCCACCCAAGTCTTTGCGGACGTTCGCAACACCACGGCAGGCTGGGCCACGACGTTTCAGACGAAATACGAACACCGGGGAGACTATGGCTATGACCCGGATCAGCAGACGGACAGTGCGCTTCTCGGCGATGAGTATTACTCCCATCGGGCCTATGTCGAGGCCACGATTGAGGGAAACAATCCAGACACCGGCGATCCCGCGCCCACGCTGGCGGCGGTGGTGTTGTGGCAGCCGACGCCGACACTAAGCGGGGCCTGTTTCGATGACAGCGACTGGTCAGACAATCCGGTGGAACACGTGCGCTTCTTGCTGACGAGTGAGCGTGCGCTCAACTATCCGGCGGACTGGATTGACGACGAAGTGGCAGTCTCGACGGCCAAATACTGCAACGAGCCGTTGATTGACGAATCGGGCTGTGAAGAATTCTGGTTTGACCAGAACAACGGGACTGCGGGGATTGACTGGAAGCGATACCGGTCAACGGGAATCCTTGACTGGCAATATTACAAGTGGGTGCTGGGTGAGCTCACCAGCAGACCGCAGACGCTTGGCGCAGAGTATAACGCCTACGATCCCGAGAATCCGCCGGTTGACCCACCGGCCAGCACGTTCTACCGGAAGCGATATACATCGAACTGGCACCTGAAGGAGCCGATCAAGGTCAGCGACTTTCTCTTCAAGCACTTGCTGCCGTCCTTCCGTGGCTATCTCGTCACAGGCGCGGATGGCAAGCTCCAGATCAAAACGGAGCGACCTGCGCTGACCTCACTGCTCCGCAACGCCACATCTGTTGGTGCGACCACGGTAGCGGTCGAGGATGTAACGGCGTGGCAGCGGTTGGCCTACAACAACATCTACTGCCACATTGGCTCAGGGATGGAGACGAGCGAAACACGGCGCGTCACCTCTTTGGCGTACTCGTCAGCAGGCAACTCAATCACCCTGTCAGGGGTGCAGAACGTCACCGCCTATTCGGCCACGTTCGTTGGTGGTAGCAGCACGCAACAGGCCACCAACTACTTTACCGTGACGGGCGCAGCTACGGCGGCGATTGTCGTTGTCGATGGGATCACGATCACCGGCGGCAGCGGCAGCGGCAATGCGACGATCGGCAGCACGGCGGCAGAGCTGGCGACGCGCATCAACGCTCACCCTACCCTGACCCGATATATCGAAGCGACGTGGAGCAAGGCCCAGCCAGCGGTGGTAACGCTCAGGGCCAAGCTCGGGGTGCTGACCCTCAACGCACCGCTTGAGAACGCGCACGACACCGACGAGGCAGTGACACACGTGGCGGCGGTGTTCAGCAATCGCGCACGGGGTGTCCTCAGCAAGTCGAACATCATCCGCGATACGTTCAAGTGGCCTCTTGGTGGCCGTCAGTCGTCCTACAATCAATTTTCGATCGTCTATACAGACTGTGTGCAGGACTTCCAACAGACGGAGCTGCGCGAGAACGATTACGACCATCAGGAGCGCACCAACAAAATCAACAAGTTGGAGATCTCCGGCGCGTGCGTGGACAACTATCATCAGGCTGATCGACTGGTGCAGGCTGCGCGGTACAAATACCGGGACGGTGACTTCTTCTGCTCGTTCCAGACGACTGGCGAAGCGTTGCTTCTCGAAGAAGGCGATGTGATATGCGTTGAACACGACAACATTCCCGATAGTCACAATCACCTCTTCAGGATCGAGGAGCTGCGGATCACTCAGGATCACCGCGTCAATATTGTGGCGCGGCTCTATATGGAGGATCAGTATCCCGACGCGGCAGCGGTGCGAACGCTGGGGTTGAATACCGGATCGGTGTGGATCGCCAAGGCACCGCCAGCGGTCGACAACCTGGCGATCAGCTACACGACCAGCGATTCAGGGCGCGTCCAATTTGATTTTGGGGGATTCGTTGGCACCCAGACTGCGCGGATTGAAATCAAGCGACCGGGAGAGTCAACGTGGTCGCCAGTGGCCGAGGTATCACCGGACGGACTTGGCCGAGGCGCAGCAGAGATACCGAGCCTCAAACCAAACACTGAGATCCGCGTCGTCCCTGTTGGCCCGACGGGCCTGACTGGTACGGTGTCGAGCATTACCGCGACCAGTCCTCTCTATGTTTGGCCGACCAGTTATCCGTCAGTCAGTGGGTATGTTCTCAGCTCGACGACGGCTGGCGTGATGTCTTGGGTGGCGCAAAGCGGCGGCGGTGGCGGTGGCACTCCCGGCGGCAGTGATACGCAGGTGCAGTTCAATGACAGCAACGCATTCGGCGGTGATGCTGGCCTGACCTACAACAAGACGACCAATGCGTTGACCATTGGCGCGGGGTCGCTGAAGTTTACCGGCTCGACCAGCGGCACGATTACTATTCAACCAGCAGCCAATGCAGGGACATATACCCTGACCCTGCCGACTGATGACGGCAACGCCAATCAAGTTTTGACGACAGACGGGGCAGGTCTATTGAGCTGGGCCACGCCATCAGCCGGAGTCACCGACGGCGACAAGGGTGATATTACGGTCAGCGGCACAGGGGCCACGTGGACGATCGATAATGACGTGATCACCAACGCCAAAATCAGCGCATCAGCGGCGATCGCTGTCAGCAAGTTGGCGGCAAGCACAATCTCGGGCGTCACGCTGGGCAGCAACCTGAACGCGCTCACGATTGGCACTGGCTTGTCAGGTTCGAGCTACAACGGATCAGCAGCGGTCACGATTGCTATTGATTCAACTGTAGCAACGTTAACGGGAACGCAGACATTAAGCAATAAGACTTTGACCGCTCCTCGCTTTGCGTCCGCCGATAGCCTGTGCGATAGCAACGGTAATGAATTACTAAAATTTGTGGCTACGGTTGCCAATGCGGTCAATGAGATATCTATTCGCAACGGCGCAACAGGAAGCACAGTCGGCATTTCCGCCACCGGTGACGATGCTAATATTACCCTAGATATTAGAGCCAAGGGGACGGGTACGGTGATGTCCAATGGGGCTACCATCATCAACACGCAGGATGTTCAGACATTAAACAATAAGACCTTGGCGAATCCCACGCTCTTTGGTGCCGTGCTGACTCAACGACTCATAGCTAATAATAGTTCTGGCTCGGGTACAACCGCAGGCACGTTAGGACAAATCCTGCAAAGTCAGGGTGATAATCAGATCCCACGCTGGGTCAATCAGGCCGCTGGCAGTGACACACAGGTGCAATTTAATGACGGCGGGGCCAACCTTGGTGGCGACGCGGGTCTTGTGTTCGACAAAGCGAATCACAACATGACAGTGGGTGCGACTGGTACAGCCAATCAGCTGCGACTGGTCGAGACTGGTGGCGGCACGGATTATGTTGCCCTTCGCGCTCCGTCAGCGCTCGCCGCGAACTATACGCTGACGTTGCCGACTGATGACGGCGACGCAAACCAGGTGCTGACCACAGACGGCTCTGGCGTGTTAAGCTGGGCGACTCCGAGCAGCGGGGGCGCGGGTGGTCAGTTCGTCGTCAAGAACACGTCTGGAGCCACAGCCAACGCCAATGACGTGGGATATATCGACAGCGCAGGCGAGTACAAGACGACGACTACCGAGGCATTTGGCGGCGCGTGGTGCGTCGTGGTGACAGGCGCGGCAAATAATAGCGATATCACCGTGGCGCGGCGCGGCAAAGTCACGGTTCGGCTATCCGCCAACTGCTCAATTGGTGACAGGCTTGTGACCAGCACGACGGCAGGACGGGCAAGACCGCTGGGATATGATCATTACAATTTGTTTGCCGTTGCGCTGACAGCCAATAGCAGTGGCGCAGGTGGTACGTGTGAAGCGTTGCTCTACACTGGCTCCAGTTATCAATACGTAAGCAGCGATTCAGAAATTCACGCTACCGCTGCCGGTGGTATCAATAATTCAACTTGGACGGCCACGATATCAGGCACGCCAACTGCGACCACAGTAACTTTTAATGTGCCAACGACTGGCACAGCGTCTAATTTGAATTGGCAAGGCAACAAGTTGACGAGTGTCTTGCTCTACAATATTACGCGAGGCAACTATCGGCAGGCGTTGTCGTGTAATTCAAGTACTCGCGTCATTACGACCGAATCCTCTACCGGGGATGGCTGGGCGTCAGGTGATTCGTTGACTTTGACGCCATATAATGACGCCAACACTGCCGCTTTGATTACGGGGACTATTACCAATTTTTATGGCTGCCAATTCAAGAACACGACAGTTATTCCGTCGTTGACGCGAGCTGTGGCCGTGACTCATTTATGGTTCACCTCTCAGAACGATCGAACATTTCAGTATCACCCATATGAGTCAAACAACATTACATCCACAGCAGGTCAAGGCAAAATCATTTCCTGCTATACAGGTGTGACCAGTACTTATCACGCATTTTTCCCCATCGTGCCGCTGTTAAATCGTCGATTTTTAGTGCGCATAAACACTGGCACTGGCGACACGGTTAATCACTTTTCATATGTGGCCGGTATCTTCGTTGCAGCACCATGATGACATTTGCTGAATTTTGTACAATGCGCCATCCGATGACGGAAGTGGTCACGCCAGTTCCGGCAACATGGTGGCACGTGCGCGAGTATCGCCTGAGACGCTTGCAGGAGTCAGATATTGCCGTTTTACGCTACACCGAGGCCGGACTCCCCGTCCCGGCTGAGTGGGTGACGTATCGGCAAGCGTTGCGCGATATCACGACGACCTATCCCGACCCTGAGAGCGTGGTATTTCCCGACCCGCCGGAGGTGGTCATTCCGCCCAGTGTGGTGAGTCAGGAAGATCGGCTTGAGGCGGCGGAGCTAATGATCGACCTTCTACTCGACACGCAACAGGAGAGCGCATAATGGCTGAGATAGCGATTACCCCGCAGTACCGCTTGGTGCTGAATCGCTGGCAGGCTGGAACGATTACGATCAGGCAGGTGGAGCTATTCGTAAAAACTGGATGGCTCACCCGCGATCAAGCTGATATGATTTACACTTTTCCACGGAAGCAGACCGAGCTGGTGGTCAACGATCCCCTGACACCAGAGCGGATATATTCAATTCAGGAGGCTATCAATGGGAACCTTGAACACGACACTGGGACAGCTGGTCAATAGCTGGGCGAGTATCAACAAGCTGATGGAATGTGAGCTACCCGCGCACGCTTCGCTGCGCTTGGCGCGATTCGTTCGCGTCGCGCTCCCAGAGTGGGAGCAGTTCGAGCAGAAGCGGCAGGAGCTGATCAAGCGATATGGCGAGGCCGGGGCCAATGGCGATCTGGTGGTGACGCCGGAGCATATGCCGGAGTTTACAAGGCAGCTCAACAAGCTACTTGCGGAGCCGCTTGAG